GCGCCAGTAGACAGCTTGCCCGGTGTAACAACACCGGTGGCGATCTTCGCAGCCGTGACAGCGCTGTCTTTCAAGTCCGGTGTATCGACCGTACCGTCTTGGATGTTCGCCCCGCTGATGAGGCCCTGAGCTAGCGTGTTACCGATCATTCCCATGGTCGGCTCCTTATGCTAGGTACGACACCACGGCGTCGGCTGAGTTGCTGCCGCTTGCGTAGGCTGTGATGCTGTCACCAGCCTCAAGAACAACCTTCTGGTCACCACCAACAATGGCGAGTGCACCGCCGGGCAACACCGTGGCATCCTTCACCAAAAACGCATTTGACGTGTCGGCCTTGACCAACTTCGCAGACACAGTGATGTTTGCCGCTGTGGTGTTTGCCAACGATAGACCGATCAGCGTAGCGGTCGTGCCGCCGCTCACCGTCGCGGTGACGGTGGAGGGGCTACCCGAGGTGCCGATGTTTGCGGTGATTTTTGATTTGAATGCCATGGTGATTCCTTAGCCCAGCGCAATAGCGAACGCAATCGCTTGCTCTTGAACCTCAGCAGTGCTGTACACGCCGAGGTTTGTGCGAGATGTTGCCGCGTCAGCCAAGTCGCTTAGATTGTTTGACTTCTCCATCTTGTCTGTGTTCAAGTTGGAAAAGTTGGTGTCCACCTCAGTATTCGTAAGAGGCGAACCCTTTGTGTTACGCAGCGTGATGGTGGACATGTGTCACCTCCGATTAGGAGACTGTGATCTGCCAAGTGATCGCCATGGTGTCGTCAGCGCCTTTGTTGACAACCGCGAACACTGTGCGGCACAACAAGGTGCCGCCACTTGAGCCGTTCAAAATGCCAGCTTCAACAACTGCACCGGTGCCAGTGCCAGCTGGGAACGAAGCAACGTAAGTCACAACAGCGCCAGATGAAGTGGCAGAGCTCAAAGAGACACGGCCCAACTCAGAACCCAGCGCTGTATTGCCAGAAGCAGCAGCGGTGTTGTCTGCGCCGATCGCCATGTGTGTCATGGCAACTGGTGAGTTGGTAGTGGTCTTGAGCATGCTGGCAGCGATGAACGTTTTGCCGGTGGCGACCACCAAGTTTTTAATTTGGCGTGAGTCTTTTACGTTGCCGTCTTTGTCAAACAGCTGAACGGTTACATCGCCGCGCATTTTGATTTCATCGTTGATCATGTTAACTCCTTAGAAAGTCCGTGAATCGCCAACGTAGTCTTCGGCGAAGTATGAAAAATCAGCGTACCCTTGTGAGCGCAAGCTCCCAGAATCGCCAGCCCCCAGATTATCCGCCAAATGTTTGTTTGGTTGCAAAGAAATTGCGGAAAGTAGAGATGTGGTATCAGTGAACGGTGCCTTTGTCACCAACTTAGCTGGTGTGTCGGCAACACTCACAGAGTCAGCCTTGGGCAGCGTCAGAGTAAACGCAGTCGCGGATACCAGAGCAAAGCTGTCGGACAATGGCTTGTCGAGCGAAATCGTGTTGGCGTCACTCAGGCTGATGCTGTCTGTCAACGGGCGTGACAACGTTTTCGCCAGCGCCTCGGCGATGAATACAACGTTGCTGACACCTTTGGTGAACGACCACTGTGAGCCGTCTGTAGCGTCAAACGCATCATTCATAGCCACGCCGTCTTGGAGTAGCTTTGTGATGTCAAACACCTGCGCGTCAGCCATCGTGGCGCTGTCAGCAAGAGCCTTAGCGACGTTAAACGCCACAGCATCAGTTACACCGGCAGAATCGGCAAAATTGCGAATAAACGTTATGAGGGCGATGAAGGTTTCTTCGAGCGAGACAGAATCAGTCAAAGACTTGGTGACAGCCACCACCTTCTGGTCGGTTACGACTGCCTGCTCAGCCAGCGCTTTGCCAAACGTGAGCACTTTGCTGTCCAACACCACGGTGGTGTCCCGAACCAGCTTGTACATACCAGCCAAGTCTAGGTGCGTAGAGACATTGAGCTGAATGTACGACAGGGCGGTGACAGGTATCGCGTAGGAAACAGCTACGACTGGGCGATCAAGCGCCTCAGACGAAACTGCAACGACTACCGATACGCTGATGCCCATTAGAAGTCCTCACGGATTTTGAATTTCAGAATGTCGTACAGAGTTTGAACTGTGCTGTCAGAGAAAGTGACCTCGATTTCACCCTCGAAATCACCAGCTGTGTCCAACATTTCAGGTGACAGCGCTGGGTAAAACGCCACCACACCATTAGCACCGTCGGTCACAACGCCTGTAAGAGTAGCTTGCAGCGTGGTTGAGCCAACGGCGCGCACCTTCAGGCGAGGTGTGGCCCCTGTGACAATGATTGGTTCGCCAGTGACTTCATCGGTGAGCGTGCACACGATGACAGGGCGGGTGTCGTTTTGAACAAGTTTGATTTTTTCAGCCATGATTAATCCTTCGGTGCCACGCCGGTTGTGCCGCTCAGCTCAGTGTTCAACAGCGTCTGGTAGAGCTGGTAGAAGCTTGCTGCCAGCGCAGCGTTTTGGGTGTTCTCTGAGTCTTTGCTGTATGCGCGGTACAGGATGTAATTCACCAACGCGTTGACGTAGATGTCGGCCACGCTGATATTGCCGGTCACAGCCGAGTACAGAGCGCCCGCAGAGGGCTCTGTGATGTCAGTTGGATAGGCAGAGTAGATCAGCTCAACAGAAGCGCCTGAAGAGGCTGCTGGTGGGTATACGTAGAAGTTACGTGGCTCACGTGGATCGAAGGTGTAGTGGCGAATGCTGGTCACACCTGTCAGGCTGTACCAGTCAGGTGACTGGGAATCTAACAAAACCCGATCAGTCAGGCGAATGGCACGCTTGGTGCCACTGGTGTTGCGAATGATTTCGAGCAGTTTGGCACCTGCTGACGGCAGAGTCTGTCGCGCGCCTGCTGCCAGCGCCATGGTTGTGGTGGTTGATGTAGCGTCTGGGCGCACAAGCGCGATGTCGCGCTGCCCGTCGTTCAGGTAGCGCACGAGTTCGGCGGTCGTCCAGCGCACAGCGTTGGGGTCAACAAGCGTGATGACCACGCGGTGAAGAACGTTTTGGGCAGAAAAAGCCATGGTCTACCTCAAGCAAAAGGGCGTGAGCGCACGCGCATGGAGCCACGGGCTAGACCGTAATTGCCCTCAATGCGCGAAGTCACGGTGGCGCGCGATGCTTTGTCCATGAGCTCCTTCGCACGCACGTAATTTGTGAAGGGTTGGTCTGGGAGCTCCATCGCACGCGCGATTGCGCCATCGACAATGGGCTCGATCCAGATGTTGTACAGGTCATCGTCAAGCTGTGTGGCACCGCGCGCGGGCGAGAGCGCCACAGCTACGACGACTGGGTAAACTTTGTCTGGTGGAGGTGACAAACGCAGTGTGAATGTGTTGTCGGTGCGGTTCGTGTAGAAACCGCGTGGGATTGCGTTGGCTGTTGGCAAGTCATTGCGTATGACTTCAGCTAGACCGGCTCCAAGTTCTTTGCCGTTCACAGCAACACTCATCACACGGTTGATGTCATGTTGCGCCGTAGGCGGGTCAAGGTCGTACTCGGAGAGGCCGATCACGGTATTGAACCGGTCAAGGTTCTGTCGAAGAACCAAAGAGCGGTCAGCGAAGTCAATTGCTGAACTCACCAATACCTGATCAACCATCGGCTCTGAGCAGCCGGGTAGGTACGGCATGATTCGTGAGTAGAACGCGCTCAGAGCTTTCATAGGTTCACCTTATTCGGCGGCAGGTTGTTCGGTCTCTGCTGGTGTTTCAGCAGTTTCGGGTACGGTTTCAGCCTGCTGTTCCTGCTCTGGCTGCGTTTCAGCAGATTCTACCTGAGCTTGTTTGGTTTTGCGAGTCTTTGTTGGTTTCGCTTCTTCAGCTACCAAGTTGGAGTGCAAGTTCATCAGCTCGGTGCCACGCTCAGTTGGCTCCCACTCGCTGCCGTTCAACACAGCAACAACTTCAACTTTGCCATCCACCACAACGCGGACGCGGTTCATCACGATTTCCCCGCCGAGGCGTTCCATCAGTTCGAGTGCAGTCATTAAGTTCTCCAGAGAATTAAAAAAGGGCCCCGAAGGGCCCTTTTACTTTACCATCAATTAGGCAGGTGTTGCCACTGCGCCCAAGATAGCGATCCAGCTCAAGCCGTCAGTGCCGATTTGCACGAACTGAGCAACTTGTTGCTGACCGACCACCAATGCTGCGTTGGCAGAGCCACCGTTGATCGCACCGCCAGTGTTGGGGTACACCTTGATGTCTTGAGCAGCGTCGAGGTTTGCAACCACAACGATGTCACCTTGACCGCGACCTGCGGGCAAAATCACGCCGTCGTTGTCAGCAGCGACAACAGTCACAGTGTTCAAGGCACCTGTCAGCGCGGTAGCGCCAGCAGCAGTTTGAGTTGCACCAGCTGTCAAGCCAGTGGTGA